CCGGCACTCAGAATGTCCGGCCACCGCCCGCCAACTTGTGGGGGACTTAGCCGGTGCGGCGGTCGACGATGTCCTGTGCGTCGGCGACTTCAAGCCAGACGTCATGCACCTCTTGGCATTTCACCTGGTACTCACGGACTCGTTTGAACTCGGCGTTACCGCGGTTCTTGCGGTCAACGATCAGGTGCGCGTACTCCTGAAGCGTCAGCAGCGTGTCCTGCACGTAGACGCCATCCACGGCCGGCGCGAACGGCAGACCGGTGTCGGCGCTGGCCGAGCGCAACGCTGAGCCGATCGCGGCGATCCCGCCCCTGGTCACCCACTTGTCGATGTCCTCGGGCGTGGCGTGGGCGCGCACGTGAGCCCAGATCTGTTCTGCCGTACCGCGTCCGCCCATCTGCCGGAACACGGTCAGAACCTCGTCCTTGAATTCGCTCATCACACGCTCCTGAGTGCTGACGCAGACTTCATGGCTTCCAGCAGCCGCTCGAGGTGGCCGATGGTCTGCTGGAACTGCCCGAAGTAGACGTCGCGCACGTCCGCATCTATGACCTGCACGACCTCGTCCAGGTCGGCGACGTCGAGGATTCGCCCGATGCGGTTGGCGGAGTCGAACACCTGCAGGGCGCGGACATCCGGCGGCACCGGGGGCGGCGGCGGGTTCGCCTGCTTGCGTCGTTCGGCGGCGGCGTGCTTGGCCAGAGCGTCGAGGCGGACGGCCCGCTCGGTGTCGTCGTACCCGTCGAGGGCCGCAGCGGTGGCCAGCACCCGATCGGAGTTGTCCGCGAACGCCGCGAGGTCGGGATAGCGCTCGATGGCCTCGTCAGCCGCTTGCTTGGCTCGCGACGGCTGCGGTGCCGGCCGAATCACAGCGGCAGCCCGCTCCGGCTCGGGGTCGGTGGGCCGCTCGCGCGGCGGTTTGCTCGCGGGCTGCTCGACGCCGTCCTTGCCAACTCTGGTGTCATTCCGTGACACGTCCCCGGCGGCCTCAAGGTCCTTTCGCACCGCCCCGGCGAGGTTCCGGTTGCTGCCGACACGCTCGGCGTGCTGCCGGTCCGACAGTTGGGGGTCGGCGCGCAACGACATCTCCAACGCTTCGCGCTTCTGCTGGCGTGTCAGGTGCCGCCGGTGGGTGTTCACCCGGTAGGCCATGTCCCGCCCCGCTGCTGGGTCGCCGACATGGACCTGGGTCCAGGGGATTTCGTCGCTGTCGAGGCCGAGCTCGTCGGCGATCTGCAGCCGGTGGTGCCCGTCGACGACCCGGTCTTGCTGGTCGTACACCACGGGCGTGTGGATGCCGTTGGCCTTGATGTCGGATTTCAGCTCGGCGTAATCCTCGGGGTCCATCTCCGGCATGACCTGGAAGGCGATGGTCAGCCCGTAGGGGCCGATGGTCCCGTCGAGGGCGCTTTCCATGGTCTGCCCTATGGGCGTCGTCGCGGTCATCGGGAGGCTCCGGTCAGATAGTCGATGAGCAGTGCGAAGCCGGGTTTCATTGCCCGCCATTGCTTTTCGCGGGCATCGGCGACCGTGGCTGCGGCCGTCCCGGGTTCGGCCAGGAGCCCGTATTCGCCGCGGGCCCGGTCACGGTCGGCGATCGCGTCGGCGAGGACCATGTCGAGCAGGCCGGGGGGCGGCGCTTTGGCCGGCCGCGGCTTGTCGGGGTTGACGGGCGGCATGTAGTCGGTGGCGAAGTAGTCGAATGCGGTCACCGGGCACCTCTTGTGGCGAGTACGGCCAGGGCGATGAGCCCGGCAGTCATCAGCAGGGTGTACGCGATGCAGCGGACGGCGATCCGGCGCAGCTCTTGCCAGGTGAAAATCGGTACCTGCACGAACTTCTGCTGATAAAGGCCGTTGAACACGTACGCGTCCTGGTGGTGGAAGAGGCGGGCGGGGCGGCGTGCGTGGCGGGCCCTCACTGGTCGGCTCCGCTCGTGCCGATCGGCGTGAGGACGGAGACCCGGACAGGATGTTCACGCCAGACGCCGGACCACACGTGGTGCACGTTGTCCGGCGTCGGGGCGGGCGGTTCGGCGGTGAGGTGCATGATCTCGCCGATCTCGCGGGCGGCGGCGGGGTCCTCGGTGTCGAGCCGGACGCGGATGCCGTGATTGACGGCGTCGATGCTGAGGTCGGCATCCATGTCCGGGCGCAGGAACCCGGCGACTTTGGTGAGGACGTCGAGGGCGGCTGTGCGGGCTTCCCGGTGGGTGGTCGTCGCCGAGCGCCCGCAGGTGACGAGTTCGAGGGTGGTTGTCATCCGGTCGGTGGATGGCAGTTCGAACGGCGTTCGCGCGCAGCAGAGCGTCATATTCGAGTCGCCGACCGGGCACTGATGGGTGGTGGTCATGACTTCACCGACTTCGCGGACTTCGCAGGTGTGGTGAGGATGTAGAACCGGGCGATCCCGGGGTTGGCCTGGAGAAACGCGGCTTCGGCCCGGTCAGCGAGCACCAGGCGGTCGACTGGGCTGGGCAGGAACGCGCAGACCTGGGCGGCGGTCTTCTCGCGGTTGATCATGCGGTCGATCTCCGTGCGCATCGCTTCGACGGTGGTCAGGGCGACTGGTACCCAGGGGGTGCCACCGGCTTCGGCGGCGAGGTCGGCGTGCAGCTCGGTGATGGTGCGTTCGACCAGTTCGGCGGCGTCGGTAGCCGGTGCCCCGGTGCCCTGGTCGTGGACGTAGTGCGCGCACTCGACGCACACGAGGGGGCGGGCGCCGGGTTCGTGCTCGCCGACGTAACCCCGCCGGTGGCCTGAGGTTCCGCACATGGTGGTGGTCATGGCTGTGACCTCCCGTCAGGGTGCACGTCGTCGAACGGCGATGTCCCGAACCACCATTCGTCGACCTCGGGTGAGCTTTCGGGGTCGTATTCGTCGGCGTACGGGTTGTCGGGGAGGGCCCGGTGCCGGTAGATGCGGTTGAGGCAGCCGATGGTGAGGACCATCAGGCAGAGCATGGTGAACCCGTTGGGGGTCTCGGTGAGCGGCAGATGATCCCAGAGGTAGCGCAGCTTCCCGGACACCCCGGCCAGGGCCAGGAGGGCGCCACCGAAGATTCCGACCGAGATGGTCAGGGATAGTCCTGCGTGACCAGCGTCGGCGCAGACACCGCACGTGCAGCGCTTCTCGGGTGCAGTCTCGGGCGGGGCTGCCACGGGCTCGAAGCAGTCGATGCACCGATAGGTCGTGGGCCCGGTGCTGTCGTGGTGCGCTCGGGAGTATGGGTGGGCGCAGACAACGGCTTTCACGACTGTGGTTTTGTCGGCGCGGCCCGTGCAGATGCGGCAGAGCCGCCACCGGGTGGCGCCCATGGCGATGGTCACCATTTGGCCGCCGGACCGGCGGCACTGGTTGCACATCTGCTCAGAAGAGGAAGAGCGGCCGGGCGAGGCCACGGGGGAAGCCTCGCCCGGCCCTCCTCCGGTGCGGTGGTGGGCCGCACCGTCCCGGACCTCGTCGGGGGGGAGCCGAGGCCCGGGGGTCTGTGTGGGAATCACGATTTCACCTGCCGGGCGACGTACGCACTGGCACCGCAGGCCGCCTGCGGGCAGAGGCCGTTCTCGAACCGGTAACCGTGCTCGCAGACGTTGGGATTGTGCATCAGACCGAGCAGAGTGCCGAGGTCGGCGCCGGGCGCACTGGTGGTCCCGGTGACCGGGTCGATGGGGCGGTGATCGGGAACCGCCGTGCTGTTGGCGAGCAGCTCGTCATGAGCGCGGACCAGAGCAGCAGCAACCAAGCGCGCGTTCCGATCCGGGACGGCAGATACGGGCGTGCTCTCGGCGAACGCGTCCTCGCAGTCGCTGCAACCGCAGCGGCCCACGATGTGCAGCGCTCCGCCCACCTCGAACGGCACGGTGGCTGCGTCGGGGTAGGCGGCCAGCCGGGCGGCGGTGATCTCGGCGATGCTCAGACCGCTGAGGGTCGATGTCGCCGGGAATCCGAACCGGCCACTGGAGATCACCCCCGGCGTCTCGTTGGGGGTCGTGGGCTCCTCGGTGCCGTGGACCTCGGCGGCGACGGCCTCAGCCTGCGCGACGTCGATGACCAAGGGGTCGAGGAACTCGACCTCACGGGCCATGTCCGCGGCCGTCCACGTCTCGGTGCCGGTGGCCAGGCACCGCTTCCGGGGGGTGAGGTGGCCGGAGCAGTCAGGGCCACCACACGGGTACCTGTCCTCGCCCACGGAAGCCGATGAACGGGTGTTCTGGGTGGCGAGCTCGGCGCGGGCGGTCTGGAGGGCGGCGATCAGGTCGTCGACCTCAGTGGGGGTGAGGTGGAGGTTGGCGGTGGCCATGCCCCGTTCGACGACGGTCAGGGCGATGGTGCCGTCGGCGCTTTCGTGGGCGAACGGGCGCTCGGCACGGTCGAAGATGGCGACCCTGGTCAGGCCGCCGTCGTAGGACTCACGGATCGTGTGGGCGGTCATGAGCTCGCCACCGATCCGTCAGAGACGAGATGGCGTTCGCGGATCTTCTTCGCACCTGCCGCCGTCAGCACGTACAGCGGGCCGCCGTCGCCGAGCTGGCCGAGGGCGATAACCCATCCCCGGTTACGCAGCGCGCCGATGGTTTTGCCCTGGAACTCGCCGGGGCGGGTGGGCCGGTATCGGTTGGTGGACCGGACGCCGCCGTGCTGGGCGAGGTAGCGCAGCACGGTGTCCATCGCCGGGGTGACGATGTTCTGGGCGGAAGGGGGAGAGAACATCACTCCACCGCCGATGGGGCGTCGTCTAGCGGCGTGTCGGTGATGGTCGGCATCTGCTCGCGCAGCTTCTCGACGTCGGCCCGGGAGTAGCCGACTCGCTTCGTGACGGGCGACCGGTGCCCGGTGATCAGTCCGTTGCTCTCGTACCGCTGGACGGTGCGTGGACTCACCCCGAGCGACTCGGCCACGGCCTGTAGCGACAGCAAGTCGCCGGGGGCTTGGCTAGTAGTGGGAGGCATAACCAGAGTTGTAGTCCTGGTGGACGCTGACGTCAAGTCATGTCAGGCATACTTAACCTCAGACAACATTTGACAGGACGACAGGGCATGACAGAGCATGACTGTCATGTCTACGAATCCTGAGATTGTTCGCGCCCCTGACGTGAACTCAGAAGTGGGCGCTCGGATACATCAGATGATGTTCCGGAAGCGGGTCAGCCAGACCAAGCTCGGTCCCAGCGTCGGGATGAGCCAATCTCTGCTGAGCAAGAAGCTGCGCGGCGTCGTGCCGTGGTCCGTAGTCGAACTGCTACTGGTGGCAAACGCGCTTGAGGTCGACCCCGGCGAATTGCTACCGAAAGTCGACCCCAAGCCAGCCGCCGAGACGGCCGATGTGCTCCCCCGGCTGGACTTGAACCAGCAACCCTTCGACTACTGGACGTCACAGGTCAAAAGCACCGTATCGGCCGGAAGCGGGACGATGTCTCCGCTGTTCGCCCCCGGCGACCCCCGCTGGACGGTGGATCCCTCGCGAGCGACACGGCCCATACCGGCTCGGCCGTTCGGTCCTGTTCTGGTGCGTTCGGGACACTTGGTGGCGGTGTGAGCACAGGATCAAGCATGACCATGACATGGAGTGATGCACTAATCGCTTGGCGTCAGGAAATGCTGGCCGGAGGCATGTCCACCGAGACGATCAAGCTCTACATGTACTACCTGCGAAGATGGGAACGCGTCTGCGCCCACCCCCAGTCCGCGACCAGAAACGCCCTGGTCGCCTTCCAGGCGTGCGAACGGTGGGCGCCGAACACCCGCAAGTCGGTGCGCACGGCCCTGGTGAGCTTCTACACCTGGATGTACGACGAGAAACTTCTCCCCCCGAACCCGGACGGCACACCGGCTGAGAACCCGGCCGGGCGGCTCCCTGCTGTGTCGGTGCCAACCCCCGAACCCCGACCGGCGACCGACGAGGCCATCAGCGAGGGACTTCTCCGGGCCAGCGTCCGCGTCTGGCTCATGATCATGCTCGGGGCGATCGGCGGCCTTCGCCGTGCCGAGATCTCCCGCGTCCACCGCAGCGATCTAGACGGCAACCGCCTCAGAGTGCACGGCAAAGGCGGCAGGATCCGCACCATCGATCTGCCCGACATCATCGCCGAGCGGATCCGCGAGGCCGAGGGATGGGTCTTCCCCGTGGTCGACATCCGCCACCCGGCGTTCTGGGGACGACACCTGACGCCCGACTACGTGGGCAAGCTGATCACCCGGGCCCTCCCGAAAGATGTGACGCCACACCAACTCCGGCACGCCGCGGCGACTCAGCTCCACGAGCTCGGTGTGCCGCTGGAGGAGATCCAGATATTTCTCGGTCACAAGCAGATCACCACGACGATGCTTTACACCAAAGTCCGGCCCAAGTACACGACTGCCGCGACCCTGAAGGCCGCCGCCCGCTTCGCCGGGCCCCGCATCGTTCACTCGAGGTCAGCGTGATGACCGCGAGGGCCCTCGATCCGGGCCGGTCGGCCCTCGTGCGCGCCGCGATGGAGTCCCCGGACCGTGATGTGATCCTGCGCGCCGCGCTGGACGCCAACCGGATACTGGGTGTGCCGATGGAGCGGCACCTCACGCAGCCCGCGCACGTCGAGAAGCTCCGCCAGCTCGCCGCCTACCTCGAGGAATGGGCCGACGTCGCCGACCGGGCGATCGCCGCCAGATAGCCCGCACCGCAGGACGCCCCCCGCCGGGTTGGGACCGGGGCGGGGGGCGCCTGCATGTCCGGCCGCTACCCCCGTGGGTTGAGGTGGCGGCCGGGTGGGACGCCCGATCCCCCGACCGGACGTCCCCCGCTCGCCCGGCCCCGCCTGCTGTATCCCTCAGCAGGTGTGGAAGTGCGGCCCGGGTCGAGCAACCCTCCGCGCGCTGGAGCTTCCGCCAGATGTGGCTCCGCGCGGGAGGGTTCGACCAGCGGCGAAGAAGACCGCCGGCCGTGTGGCACCACGGGCAGGCCCCGAGGGGTGGTGCCTGCCCGTGGTGGTTTCTAGGCCGGGGCTTCGGGCCCCGGATCCGGTTCGGGCGGGACCACGCCGGCACGTGGGACAGGGATCGCCTCGCCGGCATGCGTGGCACGCCACTCCCGGTCCTCACGAATGAGGCGGTCCTGCGCCTCAAAGAACCTGCGCCCGAACGTGTTCACTCCGGTCTCCATGACTACTCCCTCGGTGGGTTAGGAACCCACTCGTACGCCGGTTCACTGCCTGGGTGGACGGTCCGCCGGTACATCTCCCACGCGCCCCGCACGCGCAGCAGCAAACCGATATCCCCGTCGTCGGCCGGCCGGTCGGGTAGCACGTGCACCTCGTCATCGAGAACAGCGACCCAGATGACCGGCCGGTCGTCGGTGACCTTGTGCCCACCGGCCGGGCCCTTCAGCAGCACGACCGGCACGCCGGTCACGGCCGGCGCCTTGTTCCTGGCCGTCACAGGAGGCACGACCGCAGGTGAGCGACGATGTCGGGGCGCAGGAAACAGGTCGGGACCAGGTCGCGGATGTAGATCCAGACGCCGAGCCCAGCCCAGCCCCAGCTCATCTGGCCGTCGTCGCCGCAGGTGAGGATCCCCTCAGGGTGGGCCAGCCACTCGCTGAGTTCCCAGCGACCTACTTCGGCGATGAGCTGGTCTCGACACCGGACCGTGACAGTGTCGGTCCGGATCTCCAGCTCGGCGACAAGCGGGCGATGGCCGACGTCGGCCAGGTCGAGCCTCACGTGCTGCGATATCTGTTGGTGTGGCATCTGACGTCCCCACGTCCGGCAGTTCCTGCTTGGAGGGCAGGATCGGCGCCCGTACTCCCGGAACGCCGACCCCACCTGCTGTAACTGTCGCGTCACCGTGAGTTTGTTTCAACGGCGCACCGTGCAAGCCTCACGACGCGAGCCGCACCGTGCACCCCAATTCATGCAAGTCCTACCGCGACACGAATCGCGGTGGCAGACTCAGCGTGATGGGGATGCATGAGGAAGCAGACGGGGCAGACGCAGGCCGCGACCGAGGGCCGAGCGGTTCACGCAAGACACTCGGCCGACAGCTGAAGTTCTACCGCCTGCTGGTCAACAAGACCGCAGCCCATTTCATTGCGGCCAAGATCGGCTCAGAATCCAAGATGCACCGGATCGAGGGCGGCAAGTCCCCCGTCAAGGTCCTCGACGTCGAAAAGATGTGCTCCATCTACGGAGTCGACGCCGCCACCACGGAGAAACTGATCCGGCTCGCTGAAACCACGTCCCTGCCCTCCTGGTGGGAGCCCTACGGCAACGCGATCCCGAATTGGTTCGAAACGTTTCTGGATCTCGAGAAGCACGCCGAGCTACTCCTGACCTACGAGTCAGATCTTGTCCCTGGCTTGCTCCAGACGCCCGCCTACCATCGCGCGATCTTCGACGCGGACACGAAGGATCCGTCCCGCGTCGCCCGTACTGTGGAGCTGCGGACCGAACGGCAGCGGGTGCTCGAGGGAGACGATCCCCTCAGAATCACCGCCGTCCTCAGTGAGGGTGTCCTCGCCCGCGAGGTCGGCGGCCCCCAGGTCATGGCCGACCAGCGCGAGCACCTACTCAAGATGAGCCGACGCGCGAACATCGACATCCGTATCCTGCCGTGGTCCGCCGGCGCTCACGCCTGCATGAAGGGCGCCTTCGCTCTCCTGGTTCCCAGGGACCAGGAGGACTCCGACGTCGTGTACTTCGAGGCACGCGCCGGGGGGCGGTACATGCAGGAGGAGCCCATCCTCCTGCAGTACCGAGCGGATTTCGCCGAAATCCGCGCACTGTCAATCCCGATCGAGGAGCACCTGAAGCAATGACCCATCCTGACCCAACCCAGTGGATAAAGGCTAGTGCGAGCAGCGGCGACGGTAACTGCGTGGAGATGCGCCGGGACGGCGACGTCGTCGAGGTTCGTGACACCAAGCAGAACGGCGAGGGCCCGACGCTGGGCTACACCAAGGCCGAGTTCGCCGCCTGGCTCGACGGTGCGAAGCGTGGAGAGTTCGACCACCTGATCTAGCCGAACAACGGTCGGCGCGGTCCCGGAATCTCGGGGCCGCGCCGGTCTGCGTTTGGACCGCCCGGCGCACAGCACTCACTGAATGTCTGATTCGTCTGACACGCCGTACCCGTGGGGCGCATCATCGGCCCATCCCCGCAGACGACGAAGGACATTGGAATCATGAGCTACCCAGGACCTAGCGCGCCCATGCACAGCACCCAGTCCGCCCCCGGCGACTGGCAGGGCCGAGCGCCCTCCACGTCCAGCCGCGGTCCGCAGGGCACCCCGCTCGGGCGGATCGTCGCCGGCGTTTTCCTCGGCCTGCTCGCCTGGTCAATCGTGATGGGCGTCGTGGGATTCATCCTGCTGTCCGTAGCTGCCAGCAAAGTCGAGGACGCCTTCGACGAATCCAGCTTCACGGACACCAGCACGAGCACGAATGACACCGGACTTTCCGACGAATGCAAAGCCAAGATCGACGCAGGGCACAGCGCCGGGGAGTCGGTCGAGTGCAGCGGCGACGACACCGCTCTGATCTTGGAATACCAGGCGACCAAGTAGGAGCCCGCAAACGACGAAGAGGTCCACCCCGCGCGAATCGGGGTGGACCTCTCGCCGTTCTGGTGCAGCCTTCCGGAGCCGGACGCGTTTGGAGACGCGGGAGCAAGGTTAGCCGCCGAACAGCTCCCGGTAGGTGGCGGCGGCCTTCGGGTTGGATGGGGTTTTCCCGGCGGGCTGCCAGATGTCCGAGCGGACGTACGAGGCGGGTTCGTTGAAATAGCTGTCGTACAGCCAGATGTCGGCGTTGCGTTGCCGGTACGCGGCGATCTCCCGGATGTACGCGGGGTTGTCGCCGCCGGTGTGCCCGGCCCACTGCGTGCCGACCGAGCACCCCCACTCTGGTAGGGCGAGTCGCGTCTTCTTCGACCGGGCGAAGTCCGCCCAGTAGTCGAGGCCGCCGGGGCGGGTGCGCATGAGGGTGGCGTTCGCGCCGGAGGTGACGCCCGGCCAGCAGTCGTACTGGTCGACCCCGACGAAGTCAACCTTCGCATCCACGAACGACTTTCGTACGTCCACGCCGGTTTGGTCGCCACCACCGTTGGGGTTCCACCCGATCAGCAGGCCCGGGGCGACGGCTTTCATCGTGTCGTAGCAGCGGGCCCACGCGGCCCGCCACGCGGCCAGGTTGGCGGGGGTCACCGCCCACGCCCAGTTGCCCAGGTTCATCTCCCAGCCGGGGCACACGTAGGCGTTCGGGTCGACGTCGGCGGCCTGGAGGGCGATCGTTCGAAACATCATGTCGCGGCGCTTGGTCAGGTCCCGGTCGTTGTCCGGGACCAGGGGGATGCGCAGCGACAACCGCGACCCGGCAGGCACTCCCGCCTGCCACCACGGGGACATTGCTTTCGTCTCGGTCTCCCGGGCGACGAACATCGTCACGTTGGTGGGGGTGCTGCCACCACGCCACGCGAGGAAGTCGACGGCGTCCTGTCGGTTGTGCGCTGCCCACACCCCGGACGTCCACGCCGCAGGGACCGGCGCCGGTGGTGGTCCTGTCGGGGTGACCGTGACGGACACCCCGACATCACCGGTCGGGTAGACGGCCGCGAGGGTCACCCTGTAGGTGCGGCCGTTGACGAGCCGGTCGAGCGTCGCGGTCCGGGCGTCCGCCGGCAGGACTCCCGACCAGGGGCCACCACCGCTCGCGTCGGTGCCGTCGCGGCCGTACCGGTACCCGATCGGCAGCTGGCCCCCGGGCGGGATGGCCGGTGCTTCCCAGGTGAGGACGATTACCCCGTCGCCCGGGGTGGCCGCAGGGTTTCGTGGCTCGCCCGGGGGCGTCTCGGGGGCCGGGTCCTCGAGTAGCTCCAGGCCCTCAACCCACTCGTCCATGGCCGCACCGAGGCGGGCTTTCAGGTCCAGGATGTCGCCGTCGGTGATCACCCGTTCGGTCATCGCTGAGGAGCTTCGGGCTTGTTGGGGATCTGGAAGACGGCGAGCCCGGCGACGATGGCGGCCCCGATGATCGCGGCGACCTCGACGTCAGTGAAGCCGTCCGGGTAGGCAGTCGCTGCGGCGGCGGCGGCTGCGGCGACCGCTGCGGTGAGGGCTTTTCGGATACTGGCGAGCGTCATGCTGACTCCTTAGGGGGTGTGATTTCGGTGGTGGGATCTTTCGGTCGCCCTTCCCATCGGGCGCGTACCAGCAACCACAGTCGCCACCACAAGGCGAGTACCAGGGCACCGAACGCGGCCGTGCGTAACCGCTGAAACCCTGGGCTGTCACCGAAGACGAGCCGGATAGTGCCCAAGACCAGCGGCACGGCCAGGGCGATCATGTAGCTCATCAGGTGGCTGCCCCACTCGGACCGCCAGGACACCACCGGCCAGAACACGACCACCGACGCTACGGCCGGGATCACCGCCAGGACCAGCAGGATGTTCCCGGCGGTCTGGGTGGGCCAGAACACCACCACCGACGTCACCACGGCGATACCGGCCAGGATAAGCAGGGTCCTCCCCGGGGTCCGTGTCCTCACGCTCGCCCTCCCCGGAATGCTTGATGGACCCTCGCGGTGATCCGGTTCTCCTGGTGCAGGCGAGCGACCTCGACGGCGAGGCGATGCGACTGCACCTGCTCAGATTTCGACTGCTCAAGTTGGGCTTTCGCTTCAGCCAGGCCGGGGCGAACCGGGCGGCGCAGCCAGGCCTTCAGGCTGATCACGACGCCACCTCGTCCGCGGCCTCGGGTATCGCGCGGAGCACGTCGCGGGTCGCTCGCGTGGTGCCGGCGAGCTCCTGGTTGATTTCCTGCTGGGTGAAGAATGCGGCCCTCCACGTGTCCGACACCGCCCCCGGAACGAGATCGCCTTTCAGGATCGCCCGCACGAACGCCACGTTCAGTGCCACCAAAACGAGGATCACCAGCAGCAGGACCGACACCACCGGATCATCCGGAACGGAGGGCAGGGTCATTCCCGGATGTCCTCGGTCTCGCCCGAGGTCAGGCTGACCTGGACGTCGATCTTCTCCAGTTCCTCCTTCAGCTTCTCGGTGCCGTCCTCGAACGCGGCCTTGATTCCCTCGGGAGACTGTTCGGCGAGCGCGGTTACGGCGGCCGTCAGGGTTTTGATCTGGGAGGCCAGCATGGAGTACTGCGTGGTCAGGGTCTGGATCTTCCCCAGAGCCCGGTAGGTGCCCGGGCCACCCCACTGAAGGATGTAACTCAGGGAAAGTTCATCCCCCGTCTTGCGTAGGGTATATCCGGGGATGGACATCGCTTTGGCGGCGGCCTCAGAGAGCTTGATCTTGTCCGTGAGTTCCATGGTCGGTATCTCCTCGATGGGCGTGTTCAGCTTGACCAGTTCGGCGCCGACCTGGCGACGGAATGCGGCCATATCGAACGACGGGTCGGACTTCCGTCCCGGGGGGTCACAGGTTTCCTTGTGCCCGCGGACGTCGGCCACGGACAGCTGATACCGCTTCACCAAGGCCGCGCATCCGCGCGCGTACGAGTCCACCTGAACCTTGGGCCAGTCGCTGGCGGTCCCGGGTACGCCCTTGGCCTCGGCCTCAATGCCCACAGCCCACTTGTTGGTGAACCGGTTCTCCCGGGAAACACCGGCGTGGTAAGACACTCCAGCGGCCACCACGTGCCACGTGCCGTCCCTGGCGAGGAACAGCTGGGACAAGGGACCGGACAGCCCCGGACGGCCTTCCTTGACCACGCGCAGGCTGGGAGAGTTGCCGATGGTCCCGCCGTTCGCGGTGTGGTGGCAGGTGATCGTGAGAACGCCGGCCATCTGACCGTGGCCGCGCGTCTTCCAGCCTGGCTCCTCCATCACCTTCAGGCCGGCGGACCGTAGGACGTCTGCTAGCTCGGTGAGCATCATCCGTGGCGCCCCCCCTTAGTTGGCCAGCCATCGGGCCGTGGCGAATGAACCGAAGGGTTCTTGACCGGCGACGTTCGTCAATACTCGTGTTGCGCCTGAGGTTTGGAAGAGCCAGAACTGCGCGTAATCGCCAGCCGTGAATTGGCGGGTAAAGCTGATATCCGGTTTTCTTACGCTTGCCCCGTACAGCCAGTATCTGATGGCGGTTCCACCTGCTGTGCTTTCCGCAGAATTCACTCTGCCTCGGATAGCTGTGGCGGTGTAGGTCGCGGACTCCAATTGGCAGTGGACGTCCACCTGGTAAAGACCGCTGGTGTTAAACACGATCCGGGACGTCAGCGACGCCGTGGAATGCATGCTGTCGTTGTCATACTGCTCTCCCGACCAGGTGAGCAACGTGTCTGTGCTATCGGGGATAGACAGCGTCGAGTTGTCGTAAACGTGGCATCGTGGGAAGCCGCCCAGCAGCCAATCCAGCGGGGCCTTGAGCCCTGCATCGAGCGCAGTTGCCGTCAGCTTGGTCCCAGAGACGGCGTCATACGGGGTCGGGACGGTGGCCACTAGCGCTCTCCAATGCTCGGAACGGTTTCTGTCACAGCGCTACCCGGGCGGCCCGCCAGACCTCGACCGCCTCTCCAGCGGCGTGCACGCGGGCCACAGTCGGGGCGACACCCCGGGCGGTCACCGTGCACGTCTGTGGGCTGGTGCCCCCGCCCGGGACGTTCACGGTGATCCGCTCGCCCAGCCAGTCAAGGTCGAGGGAGTACTCGCCGCCGACCGTGGTCAGGACTGACGTGGACGTGATGATCACGGTCCCGGTTCCGGTGGTCCCGACGCACGTCCCGCCGGTGATCGTCGCGGCACCGTCCCCCATGCCGATCCGGGAGTACTCGGCGTTGTCGAGGATGGCCTCGGGTGGGTCGTCGGCGGCGTCAGTGTCGAACACGAACTGGGCGAGGTTTCCATCGGCGATGTAACTTTCGGTCCACCCCGACGCGTACACATCGACGTAGGACACGCCCATGTACTCCGTGGGCAGCCCATCGACCCGCATCCGGTCCCCGGGCAGGAGAGCCATGATGGCGGCTGTCTTGTCCGTGGCCGTCAGAGTCACGTCCACGCCAAAAGAGGACAGCCGGGACGCTCGGTGGGCCATCACCCAGGCCGCCACGGACTGAGCCACACCGATCGTCCCGGCAGCGGTCGCCACCGTCGGGCCCTCCAGCCGCAGCCCGGTGGCCGCCTCGGTGGCTGTGTCGGTGACGGTGATCGACCCGACTGGCGCGGACGCCGTGACCCGTGTGGGCCGCTCGTCACGGACTGCCTGCCAGCCCCCGGCGGGCATGTGCAGGTCCGCGGCAGCATCCAGGGTCAGAGCGACGGTGGGAGAACGCATGCCCGCCGCAGGACGGTAGTGCCGGCGCCCGTCCGGCCGGGTGAAGAGCGCACCGCCGATTGTGACCACCAGTTCGTTGAACCGCTCCAGCAAGTCACCCGGGGCGGTCGTGAACGAGACCGGGGTCAGGTCAGCGGCCGAGAAGGCTCCCCCAACGAGGGCGTCGATGGGCGCGGAGATCGTGCTGAGGGCCGCTCGGTAGAAGTCGGACTCGACGACGATTCCCGGGTTCGCGTACGTCGCGAAGTCGACAGCGTCGTACTCGACGGCGAGGGAGCTGATGCTTCCCTGGAAGGTGTTGGACTGCTTACCTTTCCTGGCCGGAACCATCTGCCCACCGACAACCAGGTATTGCACCGGCCGCGGATCGTAAGGCCATGTCGACGACCCGGCGGCGACCTGCCCGGTATCGCCCTTGGTCCGTGTGAAGAGGTTGGTGTTCGTCGCGGAGGTCAGCCAGATAGCCCAGTAATGCCAGCCCTCATCCCTCGGCGCACCCGTGTCGATGAACGAGCGCGACGTGCTCGTGTCGTCGTACAGCACCCACGACACGAGCCCCGACACAACCTTGACCGACCACACCCACAATCGCTTACCGGACGCATCGTAGGCCGCGATCATGTCGTCGCCCAGCGAACCGGCCGGATCGCTGGAGAGCTTGTACCAGCCCATGATGTATTCCGGCAGACCCAGCGCCGGATCCCGCAGCTTCAGCAGGACCACGGGGGCCGGGGCGTTATCGGATCCCCGGGTGAAATCGATCTGCCCATCTGTCAAATGCCCACCATCGGGCGACGCGAAGGACGCCGATCCCGGGTACCGGGATGGTGCGACCATCTCACCCGGATTCGCGCCGGCCATGGTCGAGCTGACGACCCGGACTACATCGGAGTCCGGGCTGTCGTCAAAGGGGTAGTACAGGGCGAGCGGGTCGTACGTGATCACCCTCTCCCCGAACATGCTCATCATCCGCCGGCGGGCGTACCGGGACAGGACACAGCTGGCGGTGAGGGTGACCGTGGACTGCCCGACGCCACCGGCGCCTAGGTCCGGCACCCACGTGTCCGACCAGCCGAAGAACCGCACCCATGACGAGGGACCCGACATGGCGGTGACCCGAACCAGCCGGTCCCGTTCGATGTTCGGGTAGTTCGCGGCCGTCGCGCTGTCTGGGGTGAACGGGCAGAACCCGGTGGAGTCAGGGGCATTGTCCAGCTCGGCTGTCAGCGTCGTCACCGCTGCCCCTTGTGCGACACCGGGCCGCGGTCGGCTGATCGTGACCGAAGAGCACCGGTTGCTGATGTCGACGAACGTGCCGGACCCGGGGACGAACTCCACCTCGATCTTTGCGGTGACCACCGGTGGGCCGACGACGTTGACGTTGTCGACAACGACAACGCCGGTTTCGGCCCCGAACATCACCCCGGTCCACCGGGCGAAAACATTGGCCAGGTCCCAGGTGATGGCGGCGGTGCTTGCCCGGGTCGTCCACGTGACGCCGTCGGGGGCGGTCTCCCAGAACACCGTGGAGCCGGAATGACGAAACCGTAGCCACGCGTGCGCAACCGGGTCGTAGGTGAGGCTGGCCAAGGTCGTGGCCGCACCGGCGATGGTGTACCGGCAGTCCATCAGGTTGGTGCCGTTGCGGAAGAACCGGATCTCATTCGCAGTGTCGGTCGCTGTCGGCCCGAGCGACACCCGGAACGAACACTGGTGACCACCGGCGCCCGTAGCCGGCCAGGTGACCTGGGCGTGTATCTGCGAGCTGGTCAGGTCCCAGGCCGCCGACGTTTTCAGGTTGTTCTGTGCGGTGAAAATCCCCAACGTGACCACGCCGGACCCGTAGACCACGTTCGCCCCGTCCGTGGCGAAATCAGGATCCAGGCCCCCCGCTTGGAAGTTCTCGATAAGCGTCGCGAACTTGGCCATTACCGCCCCATCGCCGTCGTGAAGGGCGGCACTAGCGGCCCGCCACGGCTGAGGCGGGGATCTTCCGGGATCCGGCGGGCATGGTCTCCAGCGCCCTGACCACGGCGGCGGCCAGCTGCCGGTCACCGTTGCCGGTCACGTAAATGTTGAAGATGTCGCCACCCCCGCCATACGGGCGGCCCCCGCCCGAAGACGGCACACGCGGCAGGATCGTGCCGTCCGAGTCCGGCACGAACAGTTCAGGTCTTCCGCCGTCGCCGACGATGTACGACTGGCCTTTCATGACCGGCCCACCGTGGGCGCGCCCACGGTTAGCGGTAGCCCTGTCCCTGTTTTTCTCGCTGTCGAACACGTCGCGGTATTCGGTCTTCACCAGGATGCGCACTTCCTTGCCGTGCAGGCGGTTGATGTCCGCCCTCAGCCCATTGACCTTGTCGCGCATCCCCTGCACCGACTTGGCCGCGGCCCGGAACGGGGCGCCCGCCTTACCGGGAAGCTTGCCCATCACCTCGAACATGATCTGAAATGCGCCAAGCCATTTGTCCGCAACCCACAGAACCTGATTAGCGACCTGCCGGAACACCCCGTTGACGATGGTCCGGAACGTCTCTGAATGCTTGTACAGGTAGATCAGCCCTGCGGCGACAGCAGCCACAGCAATGATGATCAGCCCGAACGGGCCGAGCGCCAGCGTCGTGGCGACCCTCATCACCTTCAGCCCACCATTCAGGATCGCCGTGGCTACGGCCATCCCTTTCTCCGCTACCGCAGTACCTTTCAGGGCGAACGCCATAACCCCCAACTGGGAACCGGCCGTTAGGACGCCGCCACCGAATTCCCCGACACTGGTGACGACCAGACCAAGCGCACCGTCGCTGCTGGCCATCGACTGAGTCCATTGCTCGAACGACCGCTTGGCAGTATCGATCTTGCCCTGAGCGGTGTCCCCGATCGTGTCCCCCGCTCGCTTCGTCGACCCGTCGACCTTCTCTATCGCGCCGTCCGCGTTCGCCAGGGCCGGGAGGATCGTCCTGACCGTGTCCTCCCAGGTCGTACCAAACAATGCGACACCGGCGTTGTTTTGCTTCTGCGGATCCTTGATCTTAAGCAGGCTGTCCAGGACTTCCTGTGTAGCGACTTGCGCTGCTGGCCCCCCGCCTGCAATAGCTTTCGCTGTGTCTTTCGCATTGAGCCCGATGTCCTTGTATGCATCGGTCGTTGCCTTGCTGCCGTCGATAGCCCGCAACCCGAATTCCTTGAATCCGTCCGCGATGACATCCGTGTCGCGAGCTCCGGCTTTCAGACCCTCACTCAGAAGATCAAGAGAATACTTTCCATCGAATCCCAGCTTACTGAACTGGGGTGAATACTCGGTCAGTGTGTCGGTGAAGTCACCAGCTTTATCAACACCATTCTGGAATCCGGCGGTGATGATATCAAAGGCTTCCGTACTATCCTTCGCCAGTCCATTCTTGATCAGCGACCCAGCAGCGGCGGTGGACGAGTTAACATCGACATCGAACGTCGCCGCCAGGATCAGCGCGTCCTCCGTCATGGCTTTCAGCGTGCCCGCGGACGTCTTGCCGACGTCAGCAAGGTTGGTGTCGACCGCGCGCAACGCCTCGTTGATCTGCTCGGTTGATTCCCCCCAGTTGTCCGCGTAAACCTCGCCCGCGACCTTGCCTGCCTTGTCCGCCTGCCCTTTGCTCAGGTCCAGCTGGGCAGCGAGTTTCGCGTTACCGGCCTCAATGTTCATGTTGTCCGCGAAGCCCTTGGCCAGCAGGCCAGCAGCCGCAGTACCGGCCGCGCCGCCGACCACCGCGGCGCCTTTGCCGAATGCCTTGAGCTTGCCGCCGGCCTGGTCGGCCGAACGGCCGGCGGACTCGAACGCCGGTGACAACCGGTCCCTGCCGATCAGGTCGGTGGTGATGGTCCTATCGACCATGGGTGGCAGCCTCCGCTCTCGCGTTGTCCTGGCGGATCCGCTCGTTCTTGGCGTCCACCCGGGCGACCAGCTGGCGCAACTGCCAGACCTCCAGGGCCTCGACCCGGTCGGGGGTCATGGCGGGGAAGAACTCGAGGATCGCCAGCCAGTACCGGTCGGCCAGGTCAACCAGGTCTAGCTGCCCGCCTCCTCCTGGCCGGAGTGCAGGGTAGGGTCCGCCTCCGCCTCGACGTGGTTGCGAAACGCCTCCACCTGGTTGCACTCCCGGCAGGTTTCGCGGGGGTCGTCCGCATCCCTGACGAACGGGTGCGCGGCGATGTCGAAGTCCAGCAGCGTCAGATCATCGAAACTGGCCCGGGTGACCGGGAGAAGGTTGTGATCGATCTGCTTCAGCGACAGCACGTAGTACAGGATCTGCACTTCGGCGCCGTCCAGGGAGTCCAGGGAGTCCAGCTGCAGGACCTTCCGCGTCCACCGCTGAGCGCCGACCGAGAATCCGGCCAGCAGCCCCCGGTGCACGGGTGGCCCGTCGAACACCCGGTCGCCGGTCTTCGTCCACGTGAACTGCATCGTGCTCAGCCTCCGGCTCGTAGTTTGGCCGCGACCGCGTCGACGGCTTTCAGGAACTCGTCCCGCGCGATGTCCGCCCCCGGACCATCGAAAACCTTCGTCCAGTAGCCCGCGGGGATCGTCTGCGAAACCCAGATCTTCGGTCGCCCGCCGGCCTTCTCGGCGCTGCGCTGGCGGATCGGGTGGCGTAGCCGCCCCCGGTCGATGCTCGGCAGGTCATGGCCGGTCCACCGGCCAACAAACGAGACACCGACATTCCGGCCGGAAAGACGGGTTGCCACCCGGACTTTGGCTTTCGCGATCAGAGCCGCCAGGCCCCCGCGGTGCGGCAGCTTCTCCAGCGCCGAGGCCGCGAGCTCCGCCTTGATCGGTTTGCCCATCGCCCGCCCCGACCTGAGCAGCTCTCGGCGTAAGTCCTTCTCCCCGGCCGCTTTCAGATCACGGCCGAGCTGGGTGAGCTGCTCGACGCCCTGCATGCGCACGTCGAATCCGGCATTGCGGCCCATCAGAGAGCCGCGTCTGAGGTGCGGGTCGCCGTGTACAGGGGCGCGGAGGCGACCAGGCCGTCCAGGACGGCCAACTGCAGCCCGGACAGCACGGTCACCTCGCCGTCGGCGAACGTGGGGATGCCACCGGAGTTGATTTTCGTGGCCGGCGCCACCACCTGGAACTGCGCGAACCCCGTCGACAGCGCTTCAGGGGTCGTCAAAGTCACCGAGAACGAGTTCTCCGTCTGCGCCAGGTACGCGTCCCGCAGGACGACATCCGCGAACTCCGCGTCCACGGTGATCGTCGGCTCCCGCAACCCGGCCGACGGCTGCGCGTACGCCGACAGGTTCGGGCGTTGCGACAACGCGTTGTCGCACTCGATCTTGATCGAGCGCCAGTAGGTGACCGCCGTCCCACCCGAGCCCATCACAGTCGTGGTGGGCACCGTGACAGCCCCGGCGTACGTCACCGACGCGACGTCGCGGGGCAGGTAGATGGTCGGGGTGGCCGGCATCACCGGGGCTGTGAGGGCGGTCGCGGTGTCCGGGGTGCGCCGCACATCGAACTCCACCTCCAGGGTGACCGCATCGTCCGAGTCGGGGGCCGGGATGTCCAGCGCCCACTTCGACACCGTGCACCCGGCGAACCGGTGCGGGCGTGACACCCCACCCGTGTCGATCACCCCGGCCTGGATCGTGCGCGAGCCCAGGCTGATCCCCGACTGCACCAGTGTCCCCAACTGCTGGTAGGTGGACCCGGAGACCAGCGTGCTGACCACCGTGGGCAGGCACGCCGACCACAACACACCAAAACCCTTGGAGTACAGCTCACATTTGAGGGTGATGGTCCCGGACCCCAGGCCCGTGCGCCGGCGACCCGAGCGCGGGGCGATCGAGCTGACACGCATCCCGACGCCCTGCTTCTGTTCCGGGTCGAAGTCCACTTTCGAATCGGCCATGATCTCGAACCACCGGGTTTCGGTGACCGCCGCCCCGAACGTCGACTCGACACCCATACCGACGGTGCCATCGAGAATGCTGCTCATGCCTTCACTTCCTTCACTGCCTTATCCGGGTCGGCAACCGGCTCCCAGTTACCCAACTGCGCGAGCAGGCCCGACCCGAGGTCGGTCCCGTCAGGCGCGGGGCCCTGACCGGCCACCTCCGGGGGCACCCTGATCACCGCGCCAGCCGGGACGTCGAGGCGACCCCCGGGCAGGTCCCGATGGTGGACGGTCACATCACCGATCGGGTTGATGTTCCGCACGGACACAAACAGAGCCATGGGCTCTCCCAACTGAATAGTGTTCTACGGCAACCGGTATCGGGCCTGTACCCGGACCTCGAATTCGTACGTGGTGTTGATCGGACCACCGGTATCCGAAGCGGGCGCCTCGGTCAGTTCCCAGTCGCCCTCGACGATCGCCAGCGTCACCTCCGACACCCCGAGCGTCTGGTTCGCCGACGAGCGGACGGCCAGTTCGGCTGCCTCGAACAGACTCAGGACGTCCTCGGTGACAGCCGACTGGTCATCGATCGTCCCGTTGACCGAGCAGGAGATCAGACACGTGATCCGGTAGTCCTCGCGCATCTGCCGGGCCGGGCCCAGGGACTGCGGGGCGCTCGCGCCGCGGGCGTTACCGATCGTCAGACGCTTCGGCCCGGACATAGTCACCCGGTTGCCGTAGGTCACCTGCACCGTCGGCAGGGCGGCCGACCACAAGGCCAGCAGGGCGGCTTTCACCGGACCAAGCGTTGTCGTGCTCACGCGAACCCCGGTGCGCGGTAGGAGTTGTAGGCGCCCAGCTCCAGCGGCGTCAGAACACCAGAGCGGGCCTGCTCCTCGGCGCCATAATCATCCATCGAGGGGTGCGGCATCTGCTGCGACATCTGCCACATCCGCTGCACACCATTCAGCGCCACCTTGCGGATCACAGGCGGCGGCACGATGTACCCGGCGACGATGATCGCGGTGACGTTCTGCCGACCCCACGACCAGCACTGGGGCGACTGCTGGCCGCCCCGGTACACGATCCCGGCCGAGGTGTCGGCGGTGTAGTCACCGGCGGTCAGCGTGACCCCGGACTCGATCACGGTGGTCACCGAGATGAGCGGGGTGGAGCGCAGCAGGATCGCCGAACCGCCGCCATCGAAGGTCTCGGTGACGGTCTGGCGGGCGATCTTCCGGCCCAGGTCGGACTCGACCGCCGAGCAGGCGACCCCACACAGCCAGCGCAGCTGCTCCAGGTCCGCGGCGAGCACGATGATCCCGGACGCGCGCAGGTGAGCCAGAGCCTCCTCGGTGTCCACGAACAGCGCAGTGGCGGCCTCGACGGTGAAACTGCGGCGAATGACCACAGTGACACCGGCCACCACGGCAGTCCACAGCTCGGGGTGCAGGCCTGCCTGAACCGTCGGGTAGACGACGTAATACTCACCGGTCACGCCGGTCTGGACCGACGGCGCACTACCGGCAGTGCCGTCCGGCAGGGTGATGACGTAGGTCGGTGTGCCGTCCGCGGCCACCGCAGCCCCTGCCGCGTTGGTGAGATTGATGGAGCGGGTCACGGAGTCACCGAGGTCGATCGGCATTAGGCACCCCCTTGGATGGTCGGTGCGGTCCGGCGTCCCGGCAGAACCTGCGGGCCCGGACGGGATCCCGGGCGACTACCCACGCTGGTGCGGACGCCTGGGCCGATCCGTGGTGCTTTCGCACCCGTGTAGTTGATGCTGTCCACGACGACAACCCCGGTTTCCGCACCGAACATCACCCCCGTGATGCGGAGGAAGACGTTGGTCAGATCCCACGTGATGACCGCAGTGGACTCGCTGGCAGCCACGGACCAGACCAGCCCGTCTGCCGAAAACTCCCAGAACACCGTGGCGCCGGTGTGGCGGAGCCTCATCCAGGCATGAGCAGCGGGATCGTAGGTCAGCGTGACCAGGGTGGTCAGGACGCCACCGACGGCGTACCGGCAGTCGATGGCGTTGGCGCCGTTGCGGAAGAACCGGATCTCGTTGTTGGTGTTGGTGGGCGAGCCGGTCGCTAATCGGAACGAACACTGGTGCCCCCCACCACCTGTCGGCGGGAAACTGACCCGAGAGAGAACCAGCGAGCTGGTCAGGTCCCAGGCGGCTGCTGTCTTGAGGTTGTTTTGGGCGGTGAAAATCCCCAACGTGACCACACCCGAGCCGTACACCACGTTCGCGCCATCCGTGGCGAACGCCGCCGACAGGGTGGGCGCGGAGAAATCATTCTGGAGCGTGTGGAACTTCGCCACAGCCGGGCCTTCAGCCCGTGGTGTTGCTGCGCTGGGTCATCAGGGAGATTCCCTTTCGCTCAGCCGTCGAGGAACCGCAGGAGAGTGTCTGCCAGATGCGGGTGGCCCCGATTGTTGTTCGGATGCAACCCGTCCGAGGCGTGCCAGCCGGTACCGGAGGTGTCGGCCTTGGGGACCAGCTGCGTCATGTCCAGCAGCGTGACCGATGCCTCCGCCGCAGCGATGTCCCGCATGTTCTGCACGTAGGCCGACCACGGATTCGCCTTGACATCCGCGGCCTCCGGCACGGCCAGCAGCACAACGCTCGGCGGCGCCGTCAACGCCTTGAAGGCATTCACATACAACTGCAGGTTGGCCTTCACCGTGGCCGGCGCGGTGTCGGACAGCCAATCGTTCGTGGACAGCTCGCAGACGATCAGGTGCGGGGCGACGACGTTCAGCAGCTCCAGCCAACTGGGTGAGACCACGCCACCGCTGATCACCGCCGCTGAGGTCGTCTGCGAGCGCGAGGAGTCGTAGATGTGGATCCCGGACGTCTCGTCGCCGTCGTAGACGAACACCCCGTTGATGTACGTGTTGTTGCTGGTGGCCGTCACCCGGATCGTGTGCGACCCGGACGCACCGAGGCTGATCCCCTGGGTGCGCATCGCCGTGCTGAAAGTGCCGGCCGTGCTGACGGTCCCGGACTCGGCGCCCCCATCGATCGAGACGGTGAACCCGCCGCCGGGGGTCGTGCGGGACCAGTAGATGTCGCACGAGGTCCCGACCGCGGTCCACGTCTTCGTCGCGGCGGCACTCATCAGCGACGTGCGGTATCCGAGGGACTGGATACCGCCCTGCTCGGCGACGGTGCCCGTCGAGCTCGTGTACGTCTCCCACGGCGAGTCCGGCCCGAACGTCGCACTGAATGCAGCCAGATAGCCGGGGCCCCCCGTGGTGACCCCATTGGACGGGTACCGCTGGCGCATCAGCTTCGCGAACCACTCGATGCCCCGCCCGGCCCGGGTCGTGGCACCCTGGCCCTCCAGCAGCGAGTCACCGAAGAACACCGTCTTCATCGGCGCGTAGTGCCGGGCCGCCAGCGCGAGACGCGCGGTGCGCAGCCCCAGCAGGTTCCCGCCGAGACCCGCCGCCGCGAACGAGTCGCCCTGCCGCAACGGCAGGGCGGACCACGTCGTGACACCGTCGCCGATCTTCTCCACACCGGTGTCGGTCTCGATCCCGGCGACGGCCCTGCCCAAAACACGGTTGTCGGCGGCCCACTCGGCGGCGGTGCCGTGCCAGATGGTGTTGTCGACCTGGGTGCCACCGCCGCCGTGTGTGCCGACCCGGCCTCGCTGAAGTGCCACCGCTCAGCTGGCGTCTGTGGTGCGCTGCGGTGTGCGGCCCCGCGACTTCGGCGGTTCGTCGCGGGTCTCCCGCTTGCCCGTCAGCCGCTCGATCTCCGCATCGACCTCGCCGCAGCGGCGGACACCGTTCGGGTCGGTGCGGCCCTCGAGCTGTTCGCGTTCCCGCTTCAGCGCCGCGATCAGCGCGTCGTCATTCGTGGCCATCAGTGCCCCTCCGATCAGGTGAGTGCGTAGTACGGGATGGTCGCGACCGTGGTGGGCGTCGCGATGGTGGCCGGCGGGACCGCGCCGACGGCGGTGCCGTGGGTTTGGGCGAGGATCGGCAGGGACAACCCGATCGCTCCGGCCGCCACCGCGTTCTGCAGTGCCTTGCCGATCAGCGACGGGACCGTGGTCGCGGTGAAGCTGAGGTCGACCAGGTACAGACCCGGTGTGGTCACCAGGTACGCGGTCGCCATCGCCACCGTGTACGCCGTGTTCGCCGCCCGAGCGGTCGTAGTGAAATCAGCGGATTGGGCGACCACCGCACCTGCCGGAGTCCGCAGCGCCGCATACCCGGCGGTCGGGGTGCCCGCCGCGGTGGTGCCGACCAGGAACGTGATGTTCCGGACGACATCGCCGGACTGCAACGGAATCGCGGTGGTGTGCACCACCCCAGTGGCGCCGATGGCAACGTTCGCGATGGCGTCGGTCCGTGAACAAGACTCTGCCAGAGTGATATTCGTCGGACTGCCTTGCCTCAGATATTCCTCATCATAGGAGGCGCCGTTCTGCTTGGTCACGTGAAATCCCTTCATGGGCATGGGAGCTGGGGGTGAGACCGGCCCACCACCGGCCCGCTTGCGAGCATCGGTGATGGGCCGGGCGGCGCTGGAAGGGGATCAGGCGGCCGGGATGCCGTACGACGGGGTGCCGAGGCCGGAACCCGAGATGGTGCCGTGCGCGTCGGGGTAACGGCCCGCCGTGAAGGCCGAGTACCCGTACACGACGAGCTTGACCTGCAGCGATCCGGCGCCCGGCTGTTCGGCGCGGATGAACAATGGGGATCCGGGCTGCTCCCAGAGGAACAGCTCGGCGACGTTGACACCGAGGATCACGTCCTGGGTCGAGGAAATGTTCGTGGGGATGTTCGCGTCCACGATCACCGGCAGACCGGCGATGGTGCCACGGACCCCAGCGCCGTACTCCTTCGACTGCTCGACACCCATGATCTGCACGGGGGTGCTGGACGACTGCACCAGCGTCTGGTTCGTCGACAGGCCGGAGGCGAAAAACGCCCACCGGCGTGGGTGCATCACGAAGTGCGTGAGCGCCATGAAGACGTCCGTCTCGCACTGCTGCTGCAGGTCCCACAGCGGGCCCCACGCCTCGGCCGCGGTGCCGGTGGCGTCGGTGTAGGTGACCGTGTTGATGTTCGTCGTCGAGCGGATCCCCAGGTGGGTCCCCGCGGTCCCGTCGGCGTTGATCGCCTGGTTGTCCAGGCGGGCGTGGTACCGCTTGATCAGGTCCTCGATGACGACATCTTCGGACCCAACAGAGCGGTCGATGGCCTGACGGGAGATGTCCTGCTGGCCCGAGATGGTGCGCACGTTGACCGTCAGCAGGGTGTCATCCATGTCGACCTCGGTGACCGGTGAACCCTCGGACGCCTGAATGTCAGCGTCCGTGGCCGTCGTGATCCGGCTGATGTTCACCGTGTTACCCGAGTCCGGCAGCACCATTGGCCGGCAGTTGTCCATCAGCGGCCGGCCCTTCGTCACCGCCGGAGCCACCAGGTCGGTCAGGTACACCGGGACCGTCAGGCCGGCGAACGCCGAGGTGCCGATGTCGCGCTGCAGCTGCCCGCCGCGCTCGACCCGCTCCTCAGCCATGTGCCGCTGGATGCGCTGCATCGCGTCCAGGTCGCCGTCCAGCCGGCCCAGAACGTCGGCGATGAAGCTGACACCCTCACGGGCATTGTCCGGGGAGTAGGTGCGCTTTTCCGCCCCGATCTGCGCGCCCTGCCCGTACTTGGGCTTGGGCGCCACGGACCCGGTTTCGGTCTGCAGCCGCTCGACCGCTTCGTCGCGGGCGATCTCGCCGTCGTACTCCTTGATGCGGGCGTCGAGCTGGTCGATCTCCGCGTCGAGTTTCACCCGGGCGTCGACGGTCTCGCGGATCTTCACCTCGTCGGCGGGGGCGTCGCCGTCCACCGAGGCACGCATCGCGGCGAGGGTGTCGGTGAGGCTCTTGCGTTCGGCGAGCTTCGTGGCGAGCGTGGCTCGCACCTGCTCGCGTAGTTCCTTCAAATTCATGGCGCACTCCAGGCGTCGTAAGGACATCGGGGGATTGCCTGCGAGCGACAGACCCGAGTCCCCAGGCGCGTGGCGCGGGGAGCCGTTCAGTGCGAAGCGGATGCAGGTGGTGCGGGGGGGTGGTGCGACCGCCGTGGGGGCTTCAGCCCACGGCGGGAGTCATGGTGTGGGGAGTCAGGTTCCGACCCGTTGGCCCGTTCCGTCGTCCCAGGTGAATTCGCCGTCGGCTCCGACTGGTCGGTGCTGGCGGCAGGCGCCGCAGTACGTCGACCCGTAGAACGACGGGTCGCGGGCGTAGGTCTCGGCGATCCGCTGGGCCATCGTCGTGACGGTGCTGCAGGGCTGATGCAGGTAGGAGCGCCGGACCGGCCGGACGAACCCGGCAGCACGCTCGGCGTCGGACAGGACCAGGTAGACCTCGGCTTGGCCGCGAGGTGCGTCGTCGACGCCCCGGGTCAGCCGGGGGTCGGTCGGGTCATCGGTCGTTCCCATGCGCAACGCTCCTTCAGTGCCCGGCGCTCAGGTGCCGGTACTTGTCGTCCTCGGCCCGCCCCAGCTCGAGCAGTGCCCGCACGTCCGACGGCAGCGACTGGCGGACCGGGCCGGGCGGCTGAGCGGGGACCAGACCACGGCGCTCGACCTCGGCACGCAGGTCGTCGTCGGAGGCGGCGTGCAGCTTCGAGCGCAGCCCGGCGCCGACGGTGTGCGGGTTCGCGCCGTAGCCGACGATCGAGACGTCACCACGGTGAATGTCGACGGCGTGGATGTGGTACTCCATCCAGTCCTCCGACCACCGACCCGACGTGATCATGAACCGGAACGACATCTCATCGATCAGCCCAGAGCGCAGCTTCGGGACGATGTATGCCGTATCCGGATCCGTGCGATCCAGGGTCGGGGCCAGCACATGCAGGCCTGTCGTGTCGCCCTCCGTGACCTCGGCGAGCATCAGCGGCGAGGACGCGTTCCCGGTCCGTGCGATCCGCTTCGACGAGACGTGGTCAAGGACCAGGGGGACGTCGAGGTCGCCCCGGGCCAGGGTCTCGGCGAACGCACCAACGTGAACGACTTCCGTGTATTCACCTGCCCAATCCCACATTTCGTAGCCCTGGCCGGTGACCGACGCGAACCCGTCGAACACCAGCGGGCCGTCCGGCCCATCCGCGTCGCGGATCTCCACCCGCGACGAGTGCCCCGGCGTCCACGCCCGGGATTGCGCCTCACGCTCACAGCGGCGCTGACTCGGCCGGTCGCCTGGCGCACGCACACCCTCGGCGCGCTTGACCGCGGCCTCGCGCATCTCGATCGTGCTCATGAAACCTCCTGCGGCTTAGCCGCCTGCTGTGTTGTCGGAACCTGCGGCTTGCCCAGCTGGGCGAAGAACGCCAGCTCGCTCAACTGCTCATCGGTGAACGGAGCCCGGTCGTCAATCGCCCGCGCCTCGGACGGCACCAGCGTTTTCGCGGCAACCTGCGCGAGCAGCAGCTTCGTGCGTGTCTCCGGGTCCATCCGCAGCAGCGCATCCGAATTCAGCTTCACGAACCGCGGCGCCGGAGTAGCTGCGCTGAGCGCATCCTCGCGACGTTTGATCGGCGCACCCAGGCTGTAGATCAGCAGCTGCAGGTTGCGTTGCACGATGTTCGCGTACGTCAGCGAACTGCCCTGCACCGCAGCGTCAATCACATCCGCCGGAACGTCCAGGTATCGGGCGATGTCCACCGAGCTCGCTGCCTGAGAATCGAGGAACGTCGTCGCGGCCTCCGGCGCCCCGGCCGGGCTCCACTCCCAGTCCTTACCGGTGACGAAGATGTCCCGCCCGTATGTGGCCGCCTTGAACGACGCCTTCGCTTCGGCCGCAAGACCTTTGACGATCGTCTGTTCGGTGTTGCGCAGCACCCCGGACGGGTGCCCGCCGGTCGCGAAGTAGTCGAGCGCGAACTCCTGGGCGCTGAGGTAGCCGCCGATCGACCAGGCCGCGTAGGCGATCGGGTCCATCCCCACCGGCGAACCAGCGATCCGGTACTGACGCTCATGCCAGATGTCCTCCGGCCCGTACTCCACCGACGAGCCCTTACCCGTGGAGTACCGGTACGAGGTGATCTCATCACCACACCCGCGCATCGTCACCGCCGGCGCCGACCACAGATCCACTCGCTTCGGCAGGTTGAGCGCATCCCGCTCCACGATCAGCCCGATCGCGTTCCCGAACCGATCCAGATCAAACTGCGACGCCCACATCCACGCCCCGAAGGTCCAGCCCGGCGACGGCTGCACCAGCAGCGGAGGCCGACCCACCTCCACCTGCAGCGACCCGGACCGGCGGAACACATCCACCGGCAAGCTCGAGATCAGGTTCGCCCGCAACCGCAGCGCCGCCCACACCGCGCTATGCCGCAACGCCGTGTCCTGGGTGACATTCACCGACCCGACCCGGCGCCCGCGCAACGACTGCAACTGCTCCAGCGTCGACAGGCCGGCCTCACGCTGTTCCCGGCGGCCCCGGAAGAACAGGCTCACCGGGTCCGCTCAATCGCCCACGACAACCCCAGCATCGCCGCGGCCGCCACCAGCAGCAGACCCACCGGCGGAACCAGGACGCACAGCATCACCAGCGCCGCGAGGCCCAGCACCAGCCCGGCCAGATCCAAGGCCGTCGTCAGAACGGGCAGAGTGAGCTTCACGCAGGGGCCTCCTCTCACGAGAAACTGTCGGATAGGTCGTAGTCCTTGTCGGGCTCAGCGACCGTCAGGCCCCACCGGGCTTGCGTTGGGGCGACGATCGGGGCGACGTCGACGGCTACGGCCGCCGACTTCTTGCGGCCGAAAGCCCAACTGCCATCGCCGATGTCCCGACGGACCGCGCCCTCGAGCGCCGTGTCAATCAGCGTCGAACCGCGATGCCAGGTCGTGCGGGCAGTGAGTCCGTCCTGCAGGCCCGCACAGGACGCGCCGACCTCCGCGGCGGTCATCAGCACCGGGTCGAACCCCCGCTTGCGCAGCGGCTCAGCGAGCATTCCCGCCGGAGACGTCGGGTCGAGGATGATCGCCGGGTGCAGGCGACGCTCATCCTTCTTGCCGGGCTTCGGGGCAGGGCCGCGAAGGATCTTGTGCAGCGTGTGCTTGCCGGCCAACTCCAGCACCCGGGCCAGTACCGTGTCGACGCCGTCCAGGTACTCAATCAGTCCGAGGTGGATTCCGCCGTCCGGTCGCCAGCCGGAGACCCCGATCGCCGAAGCCTTGCGCGAGAGTGAGATCTCCACCGACAGCACGATCGGGGCGCCTTCGGTGATCGCCGAGGTGGGATCGCGCTGCACGTTGAACATCGCGGCCGTGACCGGTGGGGTGTCGCCGTCGTCCGGTGCCTCATGCCAGCCCAGACGCTCGCGAGCGAATTCCAACGGCGGCAACTCGCCCCGCTCGTCGCGCAGGTACTCCACCGTGATCCTGCGGCCCATCGCCGGGTTCGCCTGAAGCCAGTAGCTCTCGCGATCCAGCGAGCAGCCCGACGTCCCGACCGTGTGATGGCAGTTCGGGTTCTCACAGCCCGGCTCGGCCAGCGATCCCGGAGCGCACCACTCGATGTATGCCGGCGCGCCGCGACCGCCGGCCCGGCCACGCTTGACGACCCCGTGCAGGACCTTCGAACTGGCCTTCGCGGCCGAGCTGCCATAGAACACCATCGCCCGGGACTTGGTGGACAGAGTCGGCAGCAGCGCACCCATGTGTGAGGCGTCGAGCGCGAACGCCTCGTCAAGCACCACGAAGTCACCCGTGAGGCCCCGACCGCCCGAGCCGGACCGGGCCTTGAACTTCAGCCGGCGCGAACCGCCCGCACCCCGGTACCCCTTCGGGGGCAGGAGCTCGATCTCCTCCTTGCCTGAGCCTCGCTTGACCTGCTTCACGCGCTTGGCCAGATGCGGGTAGGTGTCGGGGCTCTCGAACAGGTCAGCGAAGTGGCGGAACGTCTCGGCTGAGGTGTCGAACTCCTGAGCCGACCAGACGCCCAGCTCCATCGGGAACCGCGGATCCAGCAGCAGCGTGAGCGCGATGCCCTCAAGGGCGAACGTCTTCAGGTTCTGCCTCGGGCTGATCACCGCGGCACTCAGCGAGGCCCGCGCGCCGTTCGCCTTCCGCCCGGTGCACACCTCGACCGCCAGACGCTGCTCGGCGTCCAGCACCCGCCCGGCCGACGCACAGACCTTGGTGACCTCTTCGACCAGCGAGCGCGCCGCCGGTGGGCGATGCAGGTACGCCGGAGCGACCATCGGCGGGGCCTCAGCGGTCGCAGTCACCCCGACCCGAAGATCGCGTCGATGACATCCGCGTCCGGAGCCGTGCCCTCCAGCGCCACGGCCAGGGACTCGCGGTGCGCCTTCACCAGACTGGCCGCACCCTGCGCGTTGTAGCCGCCCGCATCCAGCAACTCGGCCAGATGCAGGGCGGTGATACCGGCCGTCGTGTCCTGCCGATCCACCGCGGTCAAGTCCGCCAACGTCGCGACTGCGATCGAGCGGCGCGCCGACGCCGTCTTCTCCGAGGCCGCCGCCAGACCGATCTTCGGGACCGTCGACGGTCGGTTGCGCGGAGGCGAGCACGTGACGCACTTCTTGCGGGGGCGCTGGCGGCCCTGCTGCGGAGGGATCTCGGCGCCGCATGGGCAGATGGCCATCTGGATCACCCCGCGTAAACACGGCGACCGCCCGACTTGAGCGCGGCGATAGTGTCGTTGTGCGACCAGAATCCCTGGGCGGCAAGTGCTTCGTGGCGGACGCTTGAGCTGCGGCCCTTGTTGCAGTTGCCGCAGGACGGCACCAGATTGACCAGGTCATTGTGGTCACCGAAGCCATCCAGGTGATCGACCTCCAGGCGCGCTCCATGCTCGCCGGAGAACGAGACAGCTGCGGGGCACCAGCGACAGCGGTGCGGGCCTTCACCGAGCGCGTCGAAGAGCACCATGCGGTGCTCCCATGCCCGCCCACAAGGCATGGCGATCGGATGGCCCACTGGCGGAGTGACAAGGCGATACCTGCGCCCATGGCCGGTGCGGATCGCCGCCGACGTCTTCAGCGGATCACCATGCCGGTACCAGCGGTGGTAGTGCATCGCGCACCACTCAGCACGCAGGGAACGCCTGGGCTTCTCGCAGCCCTCGATCGAGCAGTTAGCCATCGATGAACTCCCTAGGAATGACGGAAGCCCTGCACCTAGGGATGCAGGGCTTCCTAGCCCCGGGGATCAGCCGGGGCTTGACTACTCAGCGTTATTGCTGAAGTGGATTACTCGGGGCGCGCGCGGCTTAGTCGGCCCCTGGGGGATGGAAAATAGTTAACAGA